TGTTTCTGGCCCACCGAAGGAGGAGACGGACGGCCACCGGCTGACGGCGGGGTGCGATTTCAGCGCCGGCGGGGATGAGAGTGTGATGGTCGTCAGACAAGGGAACACGGTGAAGGGGCTGGTCCGCTGGCGGGACAAGGACACGATGGCGAGTGTTGGGCGGTTCATCGCGGAGTTTCGGAAGTGGAAGCTGAAGGCGGAGGACATTTACGCGGATGTGGGAGGCATGGGGGTGGTGATGTGCGACGCGCTCCGGGCTGAGGGCTGGGATGTGCGCCGGGTGAACTTCGGTGAGCGGGCCATCCGGGATGATCAGTTCGTGAACCGTGCGGCGGAGATGTGGATCGAGTTCGGGCGGATGGTGGAGGAGGGGAAGGTGAACCTGGGACCGGTCGGGACCGACGAGGTGCTGCTCCAGCAGTTCGTGAGCCGCAAGGTCCGGACGAACGGGAAGGGAAAGCTCACGCTGGAGGGGAAGGACGAGCTACGCGCCCGCGGGGTGAACAGCCCGGACCGGGCGGATGCGATGGTGCTGGCCTTCTGTGGTGGTGGCGGGAAGCGGATGGACGAGTACATGAAGGCATTGGGCGAGGATGGGCGGAGCCTGCTGGAACGGATGGAGGATGAGCTTGGCCCGCTTGAACCTGAGGGGGTTGCGCTTGCTGGTTGCGAGGTGGGGGGATAAGAGGAGGGGAGGACATTTATGATGACCGATAAACAGCGGAGTGCGTTGCAGGGGCAGATTGTCGAGGCTGTGGGCCAGCGCAGCCCGTGGGAGCTGCGGCAGACGAGGTGGTACGAGCTGCGGCACCATGGATTGCGCCGTACGAACAAGCCCTGGCCGAAGGCCGCGGACCTGCACTGGCCGCTGATCGATACGGCGATCGAGAAGCTGAAGCCGCTCTTCCTCCAGCAGGCGCTGGGAATGGATGTGGTGGCCAGCTTTGTGCCGATGCGCCAGCAGTTGAATGCGTACACGAAGGTCGCGGAGGACTGGTTCAATTATAAGATCCGGGAGAAGACCAATTTCGTGGATGAGGTCCTGAGCTGGGTGGACTACACGCTGATGAGCGGGCGCGGGGTGATGAAGTGCTTCTGGAATCCGGGGGATAAGCGGGTGGGATTCGAGGCGGTGGACCCGATGTATTTCGTGGTGCCGGCGTACACGGTTGATCTTCAGGATGCGGACTGGGCGGTGCATGTGATGCCGATGAGTGTCCCGGCGTACAAGCGCATGGCTGGCCAGTTCGGGTGGAAGAGTGATTCCAAGACCATCGAGAAGATCCGGGGGAATCCGCAGGAGGACGACAACATTCCGGGCGCTGCGACCGAGGACGATGCGAAGCAGTTGCGCGAGGGCATCACGTACACAAATAACACGGATGGAGTGATTGTCTGGGAGGTGTACCGGAAGCGGGATGACGGCGTGTGGGAGGTGTATCTGTACAGCCCCGCGGCGGTGGATCTGGACCTCCGGGACCCCATGGAACTCCCGTATGACCATGGCCAACTTCCGTTCGTGGATTTCCCCTACGAGATCAAGGACAAGGGCTGGTTCAGCCCGCGGGGCGTGTGCGAGATCCTGGCTCCGTTCGAGCTGTCGATGACCTCGATGTGGAACCACAAGCATGATGCGATGACGCTGTACAATCGGCCCCTGTTCCGTGCGGAGCGGGAGCTGCCGAACAGCATCAACCTGCGGTTCCAGCCGGGTCAGATCCTGCCCTACGGCGTGGCTCCGGTGCAGATGCCGCAGCCTCCGGTGAGCTTCGATCAGGAGCTGAACCAGACCCGGGCGGTGGCTGAGAACCGGATCGGTAGCCCGGATTACGGCATGTCCACGGTGATGAGCGGTGGCAGCGACCGGAGGACCGCGACCGAGATCCAGAGCATCAACGCGCAAGCCATGCAGAGCGGCGATCTCCGGGCGCGGCTGTTCCGCATGGCGCTGGGCAAGCTCTACCGTCAGGCGTGGGGACTCTACATCCAGTACGATGCCAAGAGCTTGCGGTACCGGTTCGCGGAGGACTCGCTGGAGGCGGATCCGATCGCGTTGCATGATCAGTACGAGCTGGAGCCGAAGGGTGGCATGGACATGGTGAGCCGGCAGATGATGATCCAGCAGGCCATCAACCGGAAGCAGTTGTTCATGAACTCGCCCTGGGTGGATCAGGTGGAGCTGGACAAGAGCATCATGGAGTTGGACGACCCGAGCCTTGTGAAGCGATTGCTCCGTGATCCGGGCCAGAAGGCGGCGGACGAACTGGAGGACGAGACCAAGACGATCCCGACGCTCTTGGTTGGCATCCCGGTGCCCGCGAAGCCCGGGCAGAACTTTGCGGGCCGGATCGGGGTGCTGATGCAGTACCTGAATGGCGCGATGCAGCAGGGGCAGGTGATGAGTCCGGTGAGCAAGAACGCTTTCATGCAGCGGATCGACAGCCTGTTGCAGGGCTACGAGCAGGTGGCGACGAACGAGGCGCGGAAGCTGCGGAAGGAGATCCAGAAGTTCTTCGAGAGCACGGGATTGCTCGTTCCCTCGCAACCCCCCGCTCCTGTAGCTGAGCAGCCGATGATGCAAGGATGATGATCACCGTGACCTGTAAGGATTGTCGGTTCTATTGTGTGGACGGAACCTGCCGCAGGTTCCCGCCCGCCGGAAGACCGAGTTGCTGGCCCACCCTCAATGCCAACGACTGGTGCGGCGAGTTCGAGGCCAAGAAAGCCATGATACCTCACGTCGAAATCAATATCGCGCCCACCACGCCCAAGGAACCGGAGCCGGAGCCGATCCTCATGCAGAAGCTGGAGGAAGGAGTGCCGCCGAAGATCCGGTTCCAGCGCAAGAAGCCGGTTGTGGCCGACCTGAACGAGATCCAGGAATCACCGCTCTTCAGCGGAGGGGAGGGTTAACCCATTTCCCAACATGAAAAAGAAATCCAAGTTCAGCAAACTGGCCAACGAACTCCGCAAGGAAGGGGCCGATGATCCCAAGGCCCTCGCCGCGTGGATCGGTCGCAAGAAACTCGGGGCCGCAGAGTTCATGCGCCGCGCCGCCGCCGGTCGAAAGAAGGCCGCCAGCAAGTGATGATCTCCTTCATCGCACGAGCCCGCGCCGCGTGGACGTTCACTCGGCATCAGCGGTGGGTCGATCCACTCCCCTGGCGCAAGGAAGACGCCAATGCGCTGAACACTTTCTTCAAGAGCGATACCGGGAAACGCTTCCGGGACGCCCTGCTGAACACCGTTCTCATGCAGAACGCTTCAGCCATAACTGATCGAAACCATTTGCAATACTCATCGGGTTTTGCAATGGGTCAGGCCAGTCTTGTGAAGGTCATCGAAGTGATGGCCGACCAAGAATCAATTACGGGGCAGGATGATGATCCGGATTCTGCCACGAACACATAGGATCAAAGTTGCGGTTGTTGGTCTGTGCGGGCCAGCAAACGAGTAAAAGCACAACATGCCAGATGATACACTGAGTGCCGATGCAATGCTCGCATTGGCCAACGACTACGATGCCGGTGTCGATATCGACAGCCAACCAAAGGAGCAGTCTCCAACAACCAATGAGACAGCTCCGGTTGAGCAAGAGTCCTCCGATGCGGGGAACGCCGGCAAAGAGGTCGATGGTGGCGAGCAGGAGGTAGGCACCAAACCAGAGCCAGAAGCGAAGGCCGAGAAGAAGACCGAGCAGAAGGCTGAGAAGGAGAAGAGCAGCAGCAAGTTCGCCCAGGAACAGAACCGAAAGGCCAAGACCTGGGAGCAGATCAACGCGGAGAAGGAGGCCATCAAAGCCGAGAAGGAAGCGTTGAAGCGGGAGCGGGAGGAATGGGGCAAGCAGCGGGAGCAATCCACGGCTGCGGAGACCAACTCTTTCCGCGATGAGAAGGGCTACACGGCGGAGGACTACGAGGCTGCGGCCAAGGAGTTCGAGGCCGATGGCGATTCTCAGTTGGCCAAGGCAGCGCGAGCCAAGGCCGAAGGAGTCCGCAAGTCTGCAACCGAACGGCAGCAGAAGGCGCAGCAGGAGAAGTTCGCAAAGGCGTGGGCCGATTCCTACAACCGGTTGTCCGAGAAGGAGACCTGGTTGAAGGATCAGAACAGCGCCGAGTACAAGCGTACTGTCGAATTGCTCCAGAGGGTGCCCGTGTTGCAGTCGATGCCGGATGGACTCGTCCATGCGGTCGAACTGATGAAGCTCCAAGACTCAGCAGCAAAAGCGCAGTCGATCGAGGCCGAGAACAAGGCTCTGAAAGAACAACTCAACAAGCTCCAGCAGAAGACCGCTATTGGTAAGAGCATCCCGGCAGGACAGCTCAAGGCTGAGGAGAAGGATTTCTCCAAGCTATCTCTCAAGGAGCAGAGGGAGGCGCTGTTGAAAGCGTCCAGAGCGTTCGATCGGGAAGCGGACTGATAGCACAACCACAACTCAAATATGCCAGTTACTACTTCAACCACGCTCACGAGCCAGTTCCAGAACTACTTCAGCAAGGAGCTGCTCTCCATCGTTCAGCAGGAGACGATCCTCGATCAGTTCTCCATGAAGGCTCCGATCCCCAAGAACAATGGTAACAAGGCCATCTCGATGTTCCGTTTCGGACC